CTGCTCCTATACAAATCTTAGTAATGCTGTTGATGCTGAGTTATTCGGCATTGTCACAGTGTTGATTACGCTGCTAAATATCTTATCTGATCCAAAATCCAATACTGCCACCGACTTGTTACTCTGTGAGCTGTTATATATCAAGGCACCACGAGCAGTAAACGAAGCGCCGGGCCAAGATACATTGTCAAAGTTAATGTAAACAGTATTATTAGTTACATCTGTGGAAATCGTCACACCTGTAATAGTATTGCCACCAGCCGTATAACCCGTACCTGTTACCTCATTCGCTGTTGTATATGCAGTCGTAGTAGGACCTAATGTAGCAAAGCCATCATACAAAGCCATCTTTAACGTATTAGCAGAAAGGTTTTGACCGCCCTGCACAATATCGCTTCTAAAACTTAACGTCTGACCTTGTTGTAACGGCATTATACGACCTTGTAGTTATTTGATTTACTACGATTTAGTTTGGCTGGTATTATTTGCAAGTTATTTGGAACGTGTAATCCAGAAACAACTTTCCCTTGTAATGGGACAATGTGATCAACATGCCACTTACCACCAACAACTTTTTCTCGTAGAACAGCTAACTCATACGCTTGAGCCATAATCCATTTGTCATCTTCTGTTAGCCAAGCTGGTGTTCTTTGCAGTTTTGCAGCTTCGCGTTTTGCATTATTTGCCGCAAATATATGTAAGTTTTTCTTTTGGTACGCTCGTTTTTTTGCATTTACAATTTCTGAATTAACCTCATTAAAAAGTCTTGATCTAGCTTTTAATGATTCTGAGTGTAATAAGTACTGATTATCATTATGTTTTTTAACTTGCTGTGGATTTTCTTTTCTCCATTTACTCAAAGCAATATAACGACAATCTAAACATTCACCAGTTTTTGCACGGCGAGCAGCAACATGTCCATGTTTACATGGAATACCAGAGAAATATTGAGTATCTCCGTTTAATAAAGCTGCTTTACGCGTTTTTTCCATTACGGCCCAACTTTAATTTTATACTGTCCATCGCGATAAGAATCGCCTCTTTCTAATCCACTTCCTAAACGGTTCAATTGGGCGAGGGCTTCTTGGTACATTTTTTCATAGTAGCTAATGATATCTTGTTCACCTTTCATATACAAGTACGCCTCTCTTAAAGAGCCGTATAACAATGCAGGAGAGTAATTATCACCAAGCCATGACGTACCAGCAGAAACAATAGATTGTGGGTAGTAATAGTAGTGCAGCTCTACATCATAATCATCATCTGGCGTAGGGCCTAAAATAAACGACAACTCATCAGTCGTTACGCTGCTTATAACAGTTGGTCCAAATAGAGCGTAGTACTTAGGCAAACCTTCATCTGTCGGGTTAGGGTACGCTGCACGAATAAAGTTAACGTCTTTGTTTAACAAATACTCGTAGTTACCATCACCATCAATTACAGCTAATGAGAAGCTAGATAAATAGTCAGCAGGGCACGACAGATATTTATTGCCGGCAGTTACACCCCCCGTTACGTTCTTTCGCAATGGAGGAATCTGCACCGTGTTATAGATGCGTTCTTCCGCTTGCTCAACGAACGTAGGTATAGTCGCTACGAAAGTAGCTTCGTAGTTCTGGGTGTAGTTCTGTATCTCAGCAAGAAGTTCTGCGTATGTCACAGTTATTCCTTATGCTATTGGTCCACGTGCCATTACACCTTTAGTCGCCGCACCAGTGCCACGGATTTTTATTGCGCCGTGTTTATTAATTTTTTCATTGCCCGCAGCTTTACTCAAACCACCAATAGAAGGGTCAAGCGTGTCTACTCTGCTGTCGTTTTGACGGGTGTCTTTTACATTACCACCACTCATGGTATGTGGCTTTGCGTACACAGAAGCAGAACCTACTTCTTTACCCATTACTTTTTTAGAAAACTTAGCCATGTCTGCTCCTTAACCTGTTTTTTGGTTGTTAGCACGGGCCATATTGCGACCAACTTTCATCATTGCCTCAGACGTTACACCGCCTTTAGCCATTTTTTTGCTGCCTTTGTGCAGACGTTTTTCATGCTTTTTGATCTCTTGATCTGCAATCTTTTTGATCATCGGTCTGTCTTTTGCTGCGTCGTTGTGTTTCATGTCCTACTCCTAAGAAATTGTTACTGATCCTACTAAGCATTGTACTGCTAAGTTGTTAGGCGTTAAACCTGCATCATTAGCACTTGCTCCACCAACAGGCCACCAGCCCCACTGAAACACCCTACTACCACCACTTGGGTCACCAAAATCTGTATTAGTAGTTAACTGCAAACCAGAATAGCCAGATTGGTAGTAGCTGTTATCTGGACGTGGTTCCCGTACTGCTTGTGGGTCGTCAACCGGATACATACCTAACTGTAACTGCGGCTGGTCTGGTTCCCAGCAGGTATTACAAACTTTAATCGAAACTTGTTTAGTCTTGATTATTAGGATTTTTAAATCCTTTAGCTTGTACCTAAACCCGCAACGGTCACACTCCGCAATTGAATGCCTAGCCGAACTAAACCGATTACCCATGATTACGTCACAAACATCTGGCGTGGAACAAAGCGAACAGCAGCCGTATCACGGTCTTCCGTTGATGCCCATTCCCAAGCCTCGTCATACATGGCTTTAAGCCCCATAACACGCGCTGGGTCAACTTCAGGTTTCTTTACTGCAATCATGTACGCCAAGCCAGCGACTAAACAATTTAAAAAACGGAATGGAATATCCACTACGTTAGTACCTGTACCCGCATCGTATATACGCTTCATGCGCCAGTAGTAAAACACATAGAACGGGTTCAATGCTGTACCTTGATCAGGTGCAGGCCAGACGTTGATTTCTGGATGCTTTGCTGCGCTTTCTAAATTTGACCCAACCTTTTGCCCTGACTGACGATTAATCCACACCTGAATAGGGCGACCCTGTGCCAGTTTGTTAGGGATAGTTGAGTAGGTTGAAACACTTATGCGCGTAATATTGAGGTCAGTTTGGTTAGGACCTTCTCCGGAAAAAGTGCGAATAACATGTTCAATAAGATCAACGGTATCATCAGGTAGATCATAAGTTATTTGTCCTTGCACTAAATTAATAGAGCCTTGCTCAATCGTCCAGAGGTTAATACCTTTGTTAGCCCACTCTGTCAGTAAGAAATTTAAACTACGACGTGCAGTTCTAAAATCATAGCCCGTGCGTAACTCTAAGCCACAACGCTCAAACGCCTCTTCAAACACATCGTTGAGGTCAGGATTAAAGCTAGTCGTGTTTGTAGAGTATGCCATTACATGGTTTCCAAAATCTCATAACTACGTAAACGGGAACGAAGTCTATTGATCTCAGCATCACGCTCTTCCAGTTTTTTAACTAAGCTTGCGCTAAGATCGTACGCATTTACCAAAACTTTCATGCGCTCGTTATGGTCGTCCATCATCATCTGATACAAACGTTCAGATGCTTCAATCTGCTTCTGATAAAAATCGCTAGTACTTGTCATTATCTAAATCCTGCGGTTTTCTTAGCTACACTTTTAGGTTGTTTAACAAACTGCTTACCTGCTGCCTTCCCTGCCCGCTTTGCCTTCGTTGTGGCTGCATACTCGGCGGGGCTTAGTGCTTTTATCGCCTTTTCTGGGAGATAACGCTCTCCTGTCTTTGACGATGGTTTTCCACTTTTGGTTCGCCATTTCTGATCTCCCCAAGCTTTAAGCGATTGTTGCGGCGCTTTCAATCTCGATAGCCTCCACCCGCTGCTTTATATTTCTTAGCAACAAGCTGTGCTTTACGTGCCGACCATTGTCCTGCGCCTGTACCGTGCGTTGCTGCGGCTTTTACTTGAGACACAATCTTCTTACGTAGACCGGGTTTCGTGTAATTACCAGCAGCATTAACCTTCCCACCATCTTTATACTGCTTAAAGTCGGTGTCATCCCGACGGGCTTTTTTCTTCCCACCGGGCATTTTGGATGGGTTTATATCGCCCATACCACGCGAGGCCATCATTAGCAGTACCCGCCTTTATTCATTTTGATTTGTTTAGCTTTGGTCTTGCCTTTAGAAGCAATACCGTCAGCTGATTTGTGACCACCAGCCAGACCACCAGAAGCCATCTTTTTCATAGCCATACCACCTTTTTTCATTTTGCCTTGACCATCAGCAGCGAATGAAGGAACTTTTTTGCCGTCTTTCATGACCATTGGCATACCACCATCAGCGTAGCCGCCTTTTGACATCTTCTTAGCTGGGGCTTTTTTCTTCATCATTGCCATCATGCCGGGATTCATTTTTGAAGCCATATCACCACCTCGTTTAAAAGTTTTGCCTTTATCGGCATTTGAAAAATCTTTACCCACTGACTGCGGAACGCCTGCTTTTTTGGCAAACGATGGATTATGCGCCACCGCTTCCATAAAATTGTGTTGCTTTTTAGATACGCTTGGCATTACACCATCTTACCGCGAGTTTTACCACGCATAGCACAACCATCAGCACGTCTGGAAGCAGTAGAACCGCCTTTACTAAAAGTTTGGCTGCCTAGTTCTTTAGCACTAACTGTGCCTCTGTACTTAGGACCTTCAACCGGAAACTTCTGGCTGCCCATGTCTTTAGATTTAACAGTGCCTCTGTACTTAGGCTCTTCAACCGGAAACGATTGATTGCCAATCTTTGCTTTAGTATCTTTGTACTCAGGCTCACGAAGAGGAAACTTCTGGCTAGTCTCAGCTTTTTTCTTAGCTGGCTTTGCCTTAGCTTCTTCTTTGTACTCAGTGTTATAGCTAGTACCAGAACTTTCTTTAGCAGAAGGTAACCCAGACCTAGTTGAGCTGGGGGATTTAAAATACGTTGATCTTGAATCTTCTTGTTCTTTATCTTCTTTAGAACTAAAGATTCCTCTTTTCATTTCTTCAACACCGCCACCTTCGTCGTAACGTTTAACTTTGCGTTTCATGATCTGTCCTTGTGTAAAAATTTCTGAACAGTTTTGGTTTCCCAAATGCGAATACCCGTCCAGATTATAGTGAATAAAGCTGCGATGGCCGGTAGTGCTTCCATCAGTGTGCCTAGTACTGTCATAAAAGATAACGCATCAACTGCGTACTTAGTCGCTTCGTGTTGGTCTAACATTTCCATGCCCTCAAAGATTTATTGATGCGGCTGTTCGGGTCATTTGCTGTTTTCGCAGATGTGAGCTTCTTCTTCATACCTGACATACGGGCGCAGAATGATTTTTTCCGACTTCCGCCTTCCGGCTGGGGAGCTTTCAAGTTCATACCTTGCGCTTTTGCAGAGGCTCTCCCTTTGGCGTTTAGTCCACCGCTGGGGTTCTTTCCCTCTTTCCGCTGCCATGCCGGAGACTTAGCCATAGAACACCGTTACTTTAGCTACATTAGGTGCCGTGCCGGGTAACGTTACATGCACACTTGTCTCAAACAAGATGCCTTCACCCGGAATAGGTAAAGTAATAGGTTGTGTACCAGTGCTGATATTAAATCTCAGTCGTTCTACACCAGAAGCGCCACCGTCACGGAAAACAATATCGCCAGCAGTACCACCAGAAATACAATGATAACCTTTAAGACGAGTGCGACCAGACACGATTGTGGCAGTCTCTTCCGTATGAACTGACTTTACGTCTGTTTGCATCATAGTGATGCCTCCCTATTATTGTTGAGTAGCAGTAGGGTTAGCAGCGCCGTTGGAATCACGGACAACATACTGAATTACAACCGTAGCAGCACCAGTGGTTAAACCAGTACCAGTAGCGGTGTAAGTAACCAAGTCGTCAATAGTGCCAGTATTAGCAGCGGTAGGTGAAAAGCCAGCAGAAATAGTTACATTAATAAAACCAGTGTCAGTAATAGTTGAAGCTGTAGCTACATCAGTACCGCCAATAGTGATTTTTAATGTAGTAGCCGAGCTAAAGTCAGCAGTCGTAATAATCTGAACGCCAGTAATCAATGAGCCAGCAGGGATTGCGCCCAAAGTGCCAGTCAATGAAGTAGTGAATGTTCGAAAAGTTACAGGGATAGTTTGAGCAACAACAGTTGCACCCATGTTACGAATAGTTCCAGCAGTAGTGCCGGTTGTGTTTTTGACGGTGCCTAATAACCAAGGACCAAGATGCGTAGCGAAACCCATGATAAATTTTCCTCACATGCGAGTTAAGTACGCCAATCTGCATGTTGCTAGCCGGGGCTATTTGACGTACCGGAGTTCCCGGAATGTTGCTGTTATATCATAATTGTACTAGAATGCAAGCGCTTTTTGTATCTAATAAAGGTTCGTATGCCTACCAAAGATAAAGAAAAAAAGAAAGCCATAGCCAAGCGTCATTATGCTAAACACACCGCTAAAATTAAGGCTACAACAAAAAGTAACAAAGAAAAATACAGGCAAAAATGGCGAGAATATAAAGCAACCTTATCGTGTGTACAGTGTGGAGAAAACCACCCCGCAACCTTTGATTTTCACCACGTAGTACGTTTGCCAGACAATAAAAAAGTTAATAGATTACTTACAAACGGAAATTACAAAGGCGCATTAAAAGAAATAGAAGAACGCTGTATTGTGCTTTGCGCTAATTGCCACAGAAAGTTACACGACGCAGAATTTCTACAGAAAAAGAAAAAGGAGGCCGAAGCCTCCTCAGATTACTTAGTTACTTCTTCAAATACGTAGTACTCAGCTTCTTCTTCTGCTTCTTCATCCCACTCGAACCAGTCATCTGCATCTTCATCGTAGAAGTACCAAACTTCTTCTTCATCTTCGAAATACCAAGCTACGCCATCTTCGTCGTACTCAATACCATCATCTTCGTCTTCAAAGTCTTCGTCTTCATACTCTTCGTATTCAACAACGTCAAACAACTCTTCGTACTCGCACTCAAATATAATTGTAACTTTCATAACATTCTCCATATCAAAATAACAACCGCCCCCGGTTGCATTTAAATACTACACTACGAATATTACAAAACAAAAAAAGGGAGCCGAAGCTCCCTCTTAGTTGCAAAACGCTATTAAGCGCCTGCTGAACCGTACATACCGAGCGGATCAGACCAACCAAACGAATAACGCTCACGAGCCTTGTAACGTACGTTACCAGTATCGAAGTCGCCGTCCATTGAGTTTTGCAGTGGGCTACGAATAAAGTGCTTCATGCCGTTTGGAACGTCAGTTGTTAAGAACCAAGCGTTGTTGTCGGTCAAGAAGTGGTTAATTGCATAGCCTTCAGGGATTGAACCATTGTTCTTCAACGCATTGATGTCGTTGTCAGTTGTACCAACACGCAGGCTGGTTTCTAACAAACGAGTTGCAACGAACTGAAGAGCTGGTGGAATAACTAACTTACGTGGTTTAGCTGCGATCAGCAGGCCACGTTCATCCGTCCAAGCAGCGATCTGAATAACGGCAGCTTCCAAAGAAGTCTCATTCAAGTCAGCTGGGGTTGTTGGGATGTTGCTGTTAGTACCGCCAGAGGTCAATGGGTGTGCAGAAGAGAACAAAGCAACACCGTCACCGCCTGCATAAGCATTGCTAAAGCCGTTGTTCAAAATTGAAGCAGCTTTAACTTGCTTGGTATAAGCCATCGAACGTGCTAAAGCTTTTGTATAACGAGCAGACAGTGAGTCGTACAAGTTATCTTCAATTGCTTCTTCGGTCAGAGAGAAGCCCTGAGCGATTGTTTCGTGGTTATAGCGAGCAGTCCATGCTTCTTGTGCATTGTCGTAACGAATTGCAGAACCTTCGTTTTTAACAGGAGCAGCAGTAAAGCCTGACAGTTTTGTTTCTTCTTCGAATGAACGCTCAGAGGTTTCAGTTTCATAAATCTCTTTATGTTCTTCACCGTAACGAGCGTATTCCAAACCAAACAGAGCATTTAAGCCCGGTAAGAGTTCTTTAAGTAGTTGTGCACGTGAAATTGCCATTTTATGTTACTCCTTAAGTACTAGTGCCGCCAGTGGCGGAGTAGTAGCCGTGCAGACCTTGGTTCAACTTAACCAAGACTTCTGGGTACTGGGTGAATACAATTGAAGCACCTACTACAAACGCTGTCGCAGGAGGCTGATTCAACACAACAGTAGTTGCGCCCGCAGAAGCAGCGGTATCAACAAACACACCTGAAGCAATGATCTGACCATTAGCCGCAACTGAAGCAACGTCCGTTCCTACTGGAAGAGCGAAAGGCAGTGCAGAAACAGTAATTGTGTTGGTAGAGATACTTGCGTATGTTGCTTGACCTAAACTAACAGCGGTATCAGGAACAACACCAACTACACGTAATGGCAGAGTTGTGGTTACTGGGGTATCGCTAGGAGCCAAAACAGCATTTGCTGAATTACCAGTGCTTGTGCTGCCGGTGTTGTTAATAGCGCTGACGTTACAACCAACGATTGCGGTTGAAGCAGAAGCCATAGTTGTGCCAGAAGAACAAACAGCAGCTTTAAATACTGCGTCTGGATCATCTGATACGTACGCTTGGCAGTCGCCAGCCAAAGTGCCGCCCGGCCAGTATTGAGCAAACTGCTTTTGCTTAGTTACTGGGTTGGTGTATGTACAGCCTAAGAAAACACCAACGGTCTGGTTTAAACCTGAGCCAGTAGATACTGAGGCACGAGTTAGTTGACCACGATTAAGTACAACGAAATCGCCATAGAAAATGTCGGTTGCATAACCGTAAACGATAGGGTACATACGGGTGGAACCCGCAAATACTTGACCACCGATCAAATTCACTGGCTGTAGGCCGTAAGGCTTGTCTACAACAGGATATGCCATATTTAACTCCAAAAAAGATTATTTAGAACCTTTGCCAAAGCTAACCTCAGTCTTCCGGTCATTGAACAGAGGCATACGAGGGTCACTTTGACGCATTAAATTATTGTCAACGGATTCCATTTGCCCTTCTGCTTGATGTTGGTAGTGTTGATTACGTGCTTCAATCATTTCTACCGGCATCTTACAAAGTAACAAACCGCCGATTTCGACGTTGCCGTTGGCATTTGCCGGAAGCATTAGCTCTGGATGATCCACAGCTTTTACCGGCTCCCATCCTTCACGCGTTTTCTTAGACACGTTTGAATGGTCCGCAATTCCTACAACATGTGTAGCAATCCAGCGGTATCCATACCCCGGTTCGGGAGTAGGATCAGGGAGCGTGCTTGGTGGCACGTATACATATCGAGAATTTTTTTCGCGTGTGTTGATTTCACGGGGGGTACGATTAGCCATTTAAAGCCTCCAATTTTAAAACTTCCTTAGCATACTGTTGTGGGGTAAGACCTAACTTGCGTGCAACTGCTTCTTGCGTTTTGGTTAGCTTAACTTTAGATTTTGCGCCAGATGAACGAGTCCCTGACGCAACAACTGTTGCTGGGGGTTTTTTAGTGGGGGTCTCTCGTGTCTTATCGCGTTCTTCGGCCCCGTAAACTTCAGGGAACTTCTCACGAAGGCGAGCGTCGATCCGCTCGAAATACTCATCTGTGCGGGCAAATTCAGGCCCGTTACTATTGACTAATTTGGTATGAAGCGCAATTGCCATGGCGGTCATTTCTTCGTAACCGTCAGACCCGAACCACTGGTTTTTAGCCTGCCAGCGCAGGGTTTTTTCGTCGAGTCTTGGCTGTTGCTGCTGTATAGGTTGACTATATACCTCTTTATTTTCATCTTGTAAAGGGGTAGGTCTAAAATTTTCTGCCTGAGATAAACGAAGTTTAGCATCTTGCAACGCTTCTTGCGCTTCTAACATGGCATCAGAATCGTAAGATTCCGCTGCTTCTTTATACTTACGTCGGGCCATTTCTAACTCAGCCTGTGCTTTTTCCTTCAATACACCTGCGTAAGTTTGCTCACCAGTAGAGACATAGTTTTTTAAACGTCTGTTCTCTTCCATGATTTGCTGGGCAACATTTATAGCTTCTTCACGTTCACGAATAGCCGATTCTTTTGCACGACGTTCATCATGACGGGCGTGGGCCAGTTCCTTGATGCGCTTCTGAACTTTATCTCCGTACTGCTCAATCTCTTCGTCAGACGGGTCTTCTACTTCTTTGTCTAACGGTTTGCGATTGCGATCAGCAACGGGGGTATCGTCTTCTATTTCAATATCAACATCGCCTTCCGAATCAACATCAATTTCAATGTCATCGGATTTTGGGTCGTTGTCTAACTCATCAGGGAACGTAAAGTCCTCATTGTCTTTCTTAGCCATAACTTCTCCTATGCTGCGCGGGAATAGCCGCGTGGGTCTTCGACAACACCTTCCACCTGATCATCATTAATCATGCGAAATTCTCTGCCGTGAATTTTAAATCTCGTACCTGAGTAGGCACGTACTAATACAAAGTCACCTTCCTTACACCATGCACCGCTTGCATACTTCTCTTGGTCTGCATACGCATCAGGACCAACACGTAAAACAAACAGAACGGTTGTGGCGTGTTCTTCTGACTTCATAAACTGTGTAGCTTTTACAATAATAGAATTATCAAACGTATCTTCTATTTCAGGAACTGCACACAAAATTTTCCAACCGCTTGGATGGGGCAACTGCGTTGCACGTACCGCACGTGTATCTTCTACACCTTCTTCTGGAGCCGCTTCTTCTGGTTCCTTGTCTTGCAACTGGGCTATATAGTCCGGCAGTATGAGATCACTCATCTTCTTCTTTCACTCGTTTAGCAAGGTCTAATAAATGACGCTCTGCGATGGCGAGACCTTGAATTACACCGCAAAGCTTTTGGTAAGACGCATAATCGGCACAAGCCCCTCCCGCCACATCATCGGCGTAGTTGTTCATGTCGTCACGGATATGTTTGCGTAGGATGTCTACGAAGTTGTACTCAGTTACTTGTGTCATTCATTTCCTTTTTTCTGTGGTTGGGGTTTTTCTCTTACACGCAGTGCCTGTTCAGCACGGTTTTTTGCTATGTCTAAGCCCATACGTAAGCCTTCACGTTCGTTGTCGGCTTGTAATTTAGTTTGGCTTTCGCGGGTTTTTATTCCAAGTTCTGTACCTTTTAACTGCATCTCAGCTTGAAGCTGTTCTTTCTTCAACTCAAGCTCATCTGCTTTAGCTGCAGCATCCATCGTCATCTTCTGCGCTTTAAGTTCTAGGTCTTTAGCTTTCAACTGCAACTCTTGCTGCTGCATCTGAATGACTGGGTCTTGTGCCGCTTGTTGTGCTGCAGCTTGCGCTGCTTGTTGTGCAGCAACTGTTTGACTCTGTTGTAAGACCATCGGAGCTGCTTGGGCAACCAGACGTGACAACTGTACTTCAACATCTGGCTCCATCTTCGCATCAGGTTTTGGTAACTCAGCGCCCAACGCTTCTTCAATCTTACTTCTATAAGCAAACGCAACGTGCTCCATAATGTGTGCTTGCATTGCTTGTGCAATCATCGGTGCTTGTGGATTCTGACCTACCATCTGCTGAATCAGCGGGTCCTGCATTGCTGACATGTGTACTTTAATGTGTGCTTCATGGTCTTGGTACAAGAACGCTTTAACGGGTTTTAAGTTCATCACGTTCATGTTTTCAGAGATTGGGTCTGCTGGCAGCTTATCGTCATCAGTCTGAACAAGTTTCTGTGCGTTCTTAATACCTAAAATCTCTAACATCTGACGATGTAGTAATGGCATGTCATATAACTGCGGTGCACCTTGCGCTAACTGCAACGCTGCTTGGTACTGCACAACACGCTGCGACATAGTCGCTGCATTAGGATCGCTAACAGGAACAATGTCCACATTAGAATAATCGTCATACTTCGCACGTGGCGGACCATCTTCTGGTTCGTAGTCGTACTCTTCTGGCGTGTAGTCACGGATGATGCCAGCCAATAATTTTAATTCTTGTTTAAACGCATAGTGCACACGAGCCTGCACTGCACTCATTACTTTTAACGTGCGTTCAAGGATCGCCAGAGTAGTTCCCACTGGCGCATTTGCTGACATATCGGACACTTGGATGTCGGCAGTCGCTGCGAAACGACGACCTTCCTCGACGATGGTGCCGAGTAATTGGTAGAGCGTAGCTGAAGGTTCTTTGTAAGGTAACGGCAGTATGTTGTCACGAATTCCTCCTGAACCAATATCTACATCACGCCATTCACCGGGAGCAATCGGTGTATCGTCACCTTTAATACGTAAGCCACGCGACTTCAAACCACCGGGCAAATTAGATAACGTACCTGCATCCACCAGCTGACGCATTAAGCTGGTAGCTGACATTGCATAGCCACCGATCAAATGGAATAAACCAAAACCATACGCACCAAAGCCCGGTATGTATTGATAGTGAACAAAGTGTTGACGCTTTAGTTTTAAAGGATCATCTTCTTTCCAATTACGACGTATCGCTAAAATATCGTTAGAACCACGCAACATAGTAACGACGTAAGGCAGTGCAATACCTGTGATCTTATTGTCGTCATCTACGTCTTCATAGCCTTCTAAATCTAAGTCAACGCATACTTCATATAACTCATAGCGTTCATCATGCGTAGCAGCAAAGCCTGTCTCTTTATCTTTTTTCTCTTGAATCTCTGACTTAAATTTCTGTGGCTCACCTAAATCAATCTCACGATAAAAGCCAGCAACCTGTAGCTTAATTAACTCGTTCTCAGTTTTTCGCATGATGTGCGTAACACGTGGCGCAGTCTGTATCTCTGTAGTACCGTATGGCAGTAATATGTCTTCTGCTGGCACAAATATAGAAATCTGACGATCTAAGCTAGGATCAAAATATACTTTCTTAAACGCTGAACCTGTAGCAGGCAGTGACCACAACATACGCTCATGCTCAGGACGAAACTCAGTCATCTTCTCAGTCAACTGATAGTTCATATCCTCTTGTACACGCATTGCTGCTTCTTTTTTCTTTGGCGTTTCTTTACCAATTATTTTTGTGCGTACAGGGCCTGATGCAGGGAATGTCTCTGTAATTGTTTCTGCTTGAAATCTTACTACTGCTTCTGTAATCATCGGATGAAACACACCGCACGCACCACTCCACGGCTCTGTTCTCTCTTCGTACTTTAATCCTAGTAATGTCAGACCATTTTTATATGTATCTTCCCAATCTTTACGACTACCTTTGTCGTTATCAATATCAGACGCTAACTCTTCAGCAAGTGACTGCAACACATCGTCATCTAGTACTTCAGCTAAGTTCTCATCAAAGCTATTATCTTCTTCATCTTCAGGATGAATAATTAACTCAACACCACCCATGTCGATAGTAACTTCTTCAGGATCAACAATCTCAATCTCTAACTCAGGACCGTCATCAATCTCATCTTCAATACCTAACGGGGCTTGATATAACGATTTGTCCATATTCGTTGCCATGATCTATCCTTAATAATATGCGTATTGCTTACGCTTAAACAGCTGTGGCTCATCTTTTAAGTCTGAGTCCAAATTAATAAAGCCCCCTTGACGAAAACGTAGCAGTGCTTGGGAAATCGTATCCACATAGTCATCATGCTCGCCAACAGGGAACGCTGCAAGTTCTTCTATCACTTCTCTTGCCCATCTTGTGTCTGGTGCCCAAATTCTTCCTGATGCAAAGAGGTCTGAGATCGCATTAATACGGGCAACTTTGTCGTTTGATCCTGCGCCTTTTCCTCTGCTTGGGGTGAACTCTTGAACTGGTATTCCCATTGCTCTGAGTTCTTGTATAAGAGGAGCACCGGCAGCTTTTTTCTCAATAATAAAGGCATCAGGCTCCCACTCCTTATAGTGTTTTAATGCAGTCGCTTTTAAATCTGGAAAAGTCATACGATCTTTAAACGCATCGAGCAGTATCACGTGTGGTGAGGCGTTATCCTCGTCGTTATACCAGATGCCCCACGTCGTACATGCGCTGTAGTCAGACGTAGTTTTTGTCTCGTGTGCCGTATCCCAAGACTGAATAATAAAATCACACCTTGGTGGGTCAGAAGGTTCCCAAATTTGCCACATCCCCCTAGCAACAATCGCTGATCCTTCAGCGGTAGGGTTCTGCATATACTGCGCATTCCAAAATCTTGGGTCTAAGTTAGCCTTCTTTGCTTCTAACTGCTCGATAGGCCACTGTTCAGGCCACAACGATTTGCCAGACGGCAATATAGCAGGAAGTTCAACAATCTCCCACTGGTCTGCGTCGGGATTTTTAATAGAAAAGTCAAGCAAGCGCCCTGTTAAGTCAACCAGCGACCATCTCGTCATGATTACAATGATTGCACCGCCCGGCATCAGACGTTGTAGCGGACCCTGTTGGAACCAAGACCACGCGGCATCAAACGATAGCCGCGAATTTGCTTTCATATCCTGTTCGGAATGAGGATCATCAATAACAAATAGATCAGCGCCACGCCCAGCAAGAGCACCACCAACGCCAGCAGCATAATACTGCCCTCCCTTAGACGTCGACCACTTGCCAGCCGCCTTTTGATCATCAGCCACTTGTGTTTGGGGGAAGATTTCATTGTATTCCTCGCTCTCAATCAAATTACGTACACGACGACCAAAGTCTTCTGACAAACCCGCCGTGTGGGTGCCCATAATGATCTTCTTTTCAGGATACTTACCCAGAAAATACGCAGGAAACAGGTAGGACGAGAACTCAGACTTACCCATACGTGGCGCGATATTAATAATTACACGCTTTTTCTGCCCTGATATAACGTCTTCGAATATCTTAGCGAGCTTTCTATGGTGCGGACCGATCTTAAACCCCGGATACACGTGTGTAGCAAACCCTAACATCCCATCTTGGGCTGCTTTTTTACTGGCTCGCTGCGCTCTTTCCTCTAAATTCTTTAAAAGTTCCGCCTTCTCCTGTGGAGAAAGGGTTGGCAAGACGCGACTTAGCGCATCTATTTCTTGTTTAGATAGATTCATCGGTATCGGTTGGTTCTTCTAGCTCTTCTAATTCTTTTATTTCTGTCACATCCGTGATGTCTACAATCTTTGACATCAGTCCTAGCTTTTCTTTGATCTTAGCGTCTAGTTCAGAGTCTGACATTTCCGTTTTCTTAACTTCTACACGGTCTGTAAAGAGTGCAACTTCAGTAACTTTACCCAACAGCTCTAGCGCACGCAGACGAATCTTAGCGTCTGGATGTTTTGTCTCCTCCACCAACTGCGACACAGCATACCCACGTAATTCTTTAGCCTGTTCAACAAACTGCCAATCGTAAGCCGTTAGCATTCCCACAAGATGGCGTACCGCCTCTGGTGTTTTTAGTTTGGTAAGTTGTGCTTTTTGTGCTTCAGGGGTTGATGCGGTCGTTAAAGCGGCAAAACTTTGCCGTGTCTTCTCTTCCTGCTCTTTGTCAAAGATGGCGTCGTCAGGTATTGCACCTAACTCTTCTAACCACTTTGTTGTTTCTACTTGTGCATCTAGTACGGCTTGTGGTTTTGCTTTTTCCAAAGGCGTAGCCTTGGGCGTCTCTAAAACGTCCGGCGTGTATTCCACAATATCTTCGTCAACTAAATGTTCTAACATGCGCAGGTCCTCTTGCCACCTCGTTGGGCGCAGTATATACTTAAATCTGCAACTATGTATACTCCCTTACATAGTTGGCTCTTCCTCCGTGGTTGGACGGAATGTTCGCCCCCAGTTCGCTGGGGGCTTTTTTGTTTCTGGGCATGTCTAATCTTTGACAGAATCTGGTTTATTTTTTTATAAAAAATTTTTTGATATATCTTTTGTATATCAGTTGACAAATTGCTAAGAAATTTGAATTTGCGGGTGGGGAATAGTGTTCTATGCCGAAGCCAGCGGGTCAACAATAGTCGGGGGGTTGGGGTAGGGTGGGTCTTAGATAGTAGCTGTCAAGGGTTCCAAAATAACCTGTATGTTATAATAGAGTCATCGGTTTGGGACATCTTGCTCTACAACGATCTCAGTTACAGCCTGTAACCGAGTTATTTACTTTGGGAGATTCAATCATGAAACATTCATTCAATAACGCTGCTGTGTTTGCTTTGTTTGATAAGGCAGAGAACTTATCCGTGACTATCGCTACTGAGCTTATGGAGTTGGGTATCGGTTCACGTGAAGATGCAACGCCATATGTTATGGCATGGGCTAGTGCGAGAAATGGCAACGCCCCTATTCGTGAAGGTCAACGTGGTATCGGCTTTGATCGTGCAACTAAGAACGGCAACGCTGCATACATGATGATGTATCGAGTGCTTAACTTTATTTACTCTGTGCCGAAAGCCGGTGCGGTTCACACAGAGAGCAAGAAGAAATTCAACGCTGAGAAAGCCGCAAAGCAGTTAGCTGAGAAATACACGAAAGCTCAATTGAAAGCGATTCTCGCATTACTGTGAACTCAGTTACACGTTGTAATCGAGTTTTTATCCGGCAAGGCGGGAGCGACAACCCTTCTTGCCGATTCCATTCATTGTCTAACCGGAGATCATCATGCACCACGATGAAGATAAGCGACACCTGTGTGTCGAGTGCTTTGGCACGATAGCACCAGCTCGCTACGCTCTTGGCTATTCAGTTTGCCTTGAGTGTGGAGAGATAGCAGCAAAGCAGGTAAAGCACACAGTTGCCTGTAGCAACAAGCAAGCGTATGAACTCATCACCAATCTCGACTTTCTTAAACAACTAAACCCTAAGAGGACATCATGAACGACATCAAACTAAACAAAGTATTAGACATCACCGGCACATTATTGGCGGGCGTACTGCTATCTGTGTCATTGGGCAACCTAGTGCCTGAAGGTATGTGGCTCTATCTGTTTTACCTTGTACTCGGCACAGTCATCATCACCAACAAACTTAACCGCATCATCAGAGGAGAGTAAGCATGACCAACAACCAACTAGCACAGGCACTAATCAACGCAGGCTTTGTGAAGGTAGCGGAAACAAAAGTAAAGACTCAGTTACAACCTGTAATCGAGTCCGATAAACCAGAGTGGGACTTGCTCTCTCAGCATGAGAAGGAGTATTACATAAATTGCATGCAAAAATAGCTGTCACATTGTCTACGGGCGTGTACTGCGCAAGTGGACATAAATTTTCTATAGATAAGTATATGTATTTATTAGATTATTTAACTATCTATATATATTATGTCCACTTTAGGCACGTATATATCCCTACCTGCCTGTTTAAAAATAGATTACGGGTATTGTGCAAAAGCGTTGGCAACAAAATGTTTTTTACCCGTAATCTTTTCTCCGAGTGTTATAGTACCCCTAGTTCGCTGCCTAAAGTGGACAGGAATACCTATAACGTAGGCTGGGCGTGGCTTATAGACTGTCCACTTGCTTAGGCAACACACGTAGACAAAGTGACACAACCAGAGAAAGGTACTAGATATGGTAGCTACTAAAAAATATAAGCGGTATAAAGACATGACTGCTAAAGAGTTAGACCTACGCCTACGTAAGCGGGGTGTACTAGATGCAGTACGTACAGCATTGGTTGCGAAGGTTAAAGCAGAGAGAAAACTTATCAATAAACAAAAGCGTGCGGTCAATCACATACGCAACAAGTGGCAGGAGGTACTAGATCCATTACTTGCAGAGCATGAAGCGATACGTGTACGAGTAACACAATTAAAAACCGCAACGCACTCACATCATGAGCAGTACCTACATCTATACTCTGCGTATCTTGATGTATTAAAAACGATGAGAGAGTTCTTGCGACTAAAGCAACGAAGCTCCAACGTCACG